CCCCTCGGGCCAAGACTGCATAGTGTCTCGATGCTTGAATGCCAGTGGGCCAATCGCAATGACCTTGCCCACCATGTTCTGGTGCTTCTCAGCTTCCTTGGTTTCTTCCACCAAGATAATCCCGGCACTTGTTGCCTTCTTTTTGGTACGGCGCAACTGCACAAGAATACGCCCACCTAGAGGTTTTGCACCGGGGTCCACGCTCGGAAATGCCCAAGCCATCTCAGCCGCGTTAGCAGCTTCCGGTTGATTACTCATCGTCTTCCTTCATCAAGTTTTCTAATATGTCCAGGGCTTCTTTGAGCCCCGAGTAGTGCCCGACCATGCGTTGATAAGACTCCCAGTTAGCAGCATTGCCAACCGCAAGAGATCCAGCAATCTCTGATTGCCGTGCCCTTATCCCGCCGATCAGGTCCGATATCGTTGCCACTTACTTCTTTTTGGCTGCTTGCGTCAGGGCTCCTTGCTTGGGTTTGTCGTTGCTGCCTTGCATGGTTTGCCCGGTAATCGGGGCGCCAGCAGCCATGCGCTTGTGCTGGGGCACAAGAACGCTCTTCTGCTCGGTATCACTGGTAGCCATACTGGTTTCCTTTCGTTGAAAAGTCCATGACGGTCTTGTCTTGGTCGTGTCTCAACCTAGCCGCATCCCGCGTCAAACGGGCCGTCTCGATGCGCTCCTTCATCTCCTGATCACCTTGAGCGATGGCCAGCTTCAGTTGGAGTTCCTCCATAGCCAGAGCCTGCTCATCCTGCAGCTTCTTCATCTGCATCTGGATGTCAACCTCCAACTCTTGTCCCTTCAGTTGCATCTCTGCCTGATCGCGGGCCTTACGGCGCTCCGTCTCAGCCATAGAGGTCTGCAACAACACTTGTCCATCAGGCGTCAATTCAGGCTTAGGCTTGAACTGCTGCATGGTCTGAACCATCTGCTGGATCACCGGCATGATGCCCGCAAGCGTCTGCTCCGTATCCATCACCACATGCTGCGCTGCAACACCGATGATCTTGTCAATCGGCTTTGGATCAGCCAGCAGTGCGTACTCTTCAGGCTTCTCACCCAGAGACTTGCGCACATAGCCGTTCATGCGGTTCAAGTACCACAAGGCCAAGTGCTGCTTGATGTGCTCCATCGCCTTTGGGATGTAGTTCGGAGCAATCAGAGGGCTTCCGCCGAACACCGGGTCTTTGGCGTAGTCCAAGTGCGCCTGAATGTGCCCCAGGTGATCTTGCTCCGGGTACGCATAGGCCGTCTGACCAATAGTCATCGCCACGTTCTCGTTTGCGGCGTCTTGCTTCTCAGGAGCAGGCGTATCAGGCATCAACTCGTTGATCTGAGGCACCTTGATCTGCTTCAAGAACCGCATGACCACCGCTTTGCGGTTAAACAGGTCAGGATTCTTCTCCATGATGGTCATGACCGCTTGGGTCTGAGCCATCCGCTGGGTTTCAGAGAAGATATGCGGGTCAGAAACAGGAATGACGTCAGTAGAACGAGCAAAGTCGTCCCGCTTGATGTCCAAATCCTCAACAACCTCGCCGCGGCGCATGTCATCCAGATACCAGCGGTTGATACGCTGCAAAATCTTGAGAACTCGGCCCTGAGACTTGTGCAAACGAGCGTGAATGCTTGAGAAAACCGCTGCACCCTGCTCAATCAGGGCTTGAGTCGTCCCAACAGGTGCATTCGCGTTGACATCGGCAATCTTTTCTTCCGATGTCGTCACCACACCCTTAGCCGCACTCGTCAACCAGCCCAAAAGCTCGAACAAGACCGGGCTTGGCGGGTTAAAGGGCATCGGCATTGCCAACTTGCGCACATCATCTACGCCTGGAGCCGCCTCGATCTCTGCGACCTGGGTAACTTCGACCTGTTGAGACTGACCCGAGACCTTAGCGCCCTTGAGCTTCAGGAGCGTTGCAGCGTTGTTGATGTGGGCAGAGTCCAGCAAGGCCCGCAAAGCGCCTGTAGCGGCCGCTGAGAGGCCTCCAATGAGGTGCGGCAGGCCAACAGCATAGGCGCCACGCCACGGGATGAACTTGAACTCGACAATCCAGTCGAGCTTCGTCATCGTGTCGTCGCCCTCTTCCCAATTCCGGTACAGACCAACGACTTCTGAGTCCAAGTCATCGATCATCAGGATGTAAGGAGCCGACTCACCCTTCGTAATCGGGTCGTCTTCCAGTTCCAGCCATGTGTAGATGTGATACACGCGGCGGATACCGTCTTCGTTGTCGTTCTCTGACTTGCCCTCAATTTTGTTTGTGGCCTTCTGAGCACCAGTAGGCTCCGGATCCATCGTCGCCCGGATGAAACTGACGTCTCGGTACATCCCCGAGTCAATCCGACGCTTGAACTCGTAGTCGGAGATGTCGTCAACCTCCGTTACACGCTGGGCAGTGTAGAAACTACCCGCGGCAAACGGCAGAAGTACGTTGTCAATCGGCAAAAACTGAGCACAAGGACGCTTCTTCTTGTCGTCGTACCAGAGTTTCAGGTACTGAGATCCACCGAGAGGCAACTGAGTGAGCATCTGCTCTTGCTCATCAGCGAATTCTTCGACCTGATCGGTCAACTGCCAGTTCATGAAGTCACGTTTGCGCTCGGCAATCGCAACTTTCTCCTCGTCCACATCACCCAGAATCTGAGTACGGGTCGGGCCATCAGGCGGAAACAGTTCTTTGAACGCCCGAGCAGCAAAATCCACGCAGGCTTCGGCCATCACGGGGTGGACAACCTTGGATGCCCCGTTGAAATTAGCCCCACCGGGAGCGTCATTACCCAATCCAGTACGGCGGATACCCTCTTCGTACTGCTTGTCCCGCTGCTTTCTAGCCTCTTTGTCCTTCTCAACCAGTTGGATGTAGCGAAGAGCCATCGAACCCAGGTCAAGAGAATCAATTACATCGCCATCAGCTAGGTTCTGATAGAAGTCTTCATCCTCCATCGGACCTTTGCCTTCCATCCGGACAATTGCAGAGCCATCAGGAAGCTCCTCAATCTCGGACTCATCAAGGTCTAGTTCAACCTCAACAGGCTCATCCGGCGTCTCTTCCTGTTCGCCCCCCACAAAGCGGTTGAACTCGGGATCAATCGGGAATTCGGTTGCCATGATTAGATTATCGCCTTGTTAAGGGTATTCATACACGCTTTGCCAAGCCACCTCTGGCTTTTTTCTGCTCTTCAGGCTTCTGTTCTTCTTTTTTGATACGCCTAATAGCATCAAGACCTAACCCAGAACCCACTGCAACACCAGCAAGTAATGCCGGATCAGCAGCGCCTAAAAGATCACTTTCGTTTATGCGGGCAGGATCAAAGGCAGCGAAGCGGGAGCGCACAACTTCTGGCCTAAGAGCAATAACTTCCTCAACAGGCGTGCCCTTACGGAACGCAGCAGTGTCATAGCCTTCCGCCATCAACTGCTTGCGCTTGTCTTTAGCCCACTCACTTGCGTTGACGTACTTTTCTTTGGGCGTGTTACCGGGCGCGTAAAACAGTCCCATTGATATGTCGTTCAGTTCTTCGTATGAAATCGGATACTCATTTCCACGGCGAACCATCAATGGCATCACATTCCCGCCTTGTGGGCCGCCAAAATCCTTTGAGTACCTTGATGCTTCGGCTGTGTTAGGGGTGGAAAAAAAACCAAGGTGAGCGTTAGGGTTGCCTGTCTGTGCGCCAGCCATTCCCATGTCGATCTGAGGAACGTCTCGATTGGTTCCGTGATACGAATCACTAAACCCCATCGCCTTTGCCCGATCCATCGCGGTGTTGTTCTCGGGCAACCCCAGCATCTTCACAGCATTCTTGCGGGCAGTCTCTAAAGCCTTAGCCTGCGGGCCAGCAACAGGCTTAGGAGCTTCTGCCGCAGCCTTTGCCCCCTTCAGCGCCTTCAGAAGACCACCGCCTGCCATGTGAGCTTCTTGCCTAGCATCTGCCATACGCAAGGCTTGCATGAATGCCTTCTGATCATCCATGCCTGTTGACTTGAGCTTTGCAGCAATAGCGTCTGTGTCTGTGACTAGACCACCGCGGGCGTAAGCCTGCCCAGTCTCTGGGTTCTTGCCGGTTTCAATGGTGTACAGCTTGTCAGCGAAAGACTTTGCTTCTTCGGGCGTCAAATGCTCAGGCACATCATGGCCCGCTGCCTTCAGCTTGTTCAGGTCAATGGCATCAAACATCTCAGCCCGCTCACGCAGCTTGGTGTTTTTGTAGTCTCCGATGCTTCCCCATTTGCCGCTCTTCACAAAGTCCTGCACCATAGGGATGTATTCGTCTTTTGGTGCTGCGTTTAACTTGCCTTTGATTTCAACGATATCAGCAGGAGGCTCTTCAAAAATGGTTTGATACTTGGCAAAGACATCCGGTTTATTTTTAGCCAGCCAATCAGGAAATCCCACAATGTAGTTTCTGTCTCTATCAACGCCTTTTGCTCGTGCCGCAGCATTTACTTCTTTCGAGAACTCAGCCCAAGGGCTCTCAAGTTCCGGGTGCTCATAGAAGATTCCGCTGCGCTGATTCCAGGGCCTGCCGGGGCGCACAGAGATTTGAACTACAGACTTGCCTTTAGGGTCGTGCAACACATACAACCTGTTGCCGTCACCCCCGTATTGCTTGGCAAGACCTTCGCCTTGTGTACACCACCCGCTCTCGCACCCGACATCTTTAATGTATTGAAGAGACTTAGGATTCGCCGCCGTATCAGGCGCGGCCATCCACTGATACCCACCCTCGTATTCTTTGTGCAGGGGAATACCTTCTCGCGCAGCCTTACGAGCAGCCTCCATTTGATCCGCACGCCACTCGTTGATCTTGGCAACGCGCTCTACAGCTTGGGGGACTGTGACTGTCTTCAGCTTTTCAGGCTTCCAGCGAAGATTGGCTGGTAGATCAGAGTCAGCACGGGTTGCGTTGCGCAGTTCGTCAATCAGGTGCTCAAAACCCGGCGTGTAATCACTAACATCATCTGAGATTAGCCCGTAGACTCGCTGTTCGCTTGGGACTTTCTCAAGCCAGCTTAAATCTTTGCCACCAATATCTGCTTCATCCCTGGCAGTCAACCCCAGCCGGAAATTAGCCTGTGGACCCAAAATATCTTCTGGGTTGCCTCGGTAGTAACCCTCAACCTCCATTCGAGCCCAGTCTTCTATGGCTTTGTCTCGATTCTTATCGGTAATCTTGTAGTCAACATTGAACTCATCTTCCAGTTGCTTGTTAGAAGTGTTTTTGAATGTGTCTTTAAGTTGTTCGACTCTCTCTCTGATAAGAATCCTGTCTACTCCCCCATGAATGTCAGAGGTTGTCTTAGCGCCCTCGTACTCTTTCAGGGCGCCACGCAACTTGCCAGCAGACTGCGAGGCAATCAGGCGGTCAGTGATGTTCTCCCAATCCCGTGCCTGTGGACTTTGGCCCAACCCCTCTTCCGGAAACCCCGCCTCTTTGCGGTATAGCTTTGTCCATCCCCCTACTGTCTCTGGAGGAGGATCTTGTAAGTGGGTAACACCACGTTCAGCCAAAGCCCTCACCGGGTCTTCCGGCGTGCCCATCTCGTTCTTGATGTACTTGTTTAGCTTGGTGTCAACCCAGCTATTCAGTGCAGCATCTTCAGGCGCTTGCAGGCTGGCGTAGACATCCGGGTGCTTTTCGCGCATCCACTGATGCAGGCCAATCGTCGGGTCTTTGTCGTAAGACCTCCGATAGTCTCTGAACAGGTCGCGGCCAGACGCCTCGTTGATGATCTCGCCAGACAAGATTGGCTCATCCTTCAATGGCTTGGTTGACTGCTCAACCGTACCCGCCAACCAGTTACCACCCTTGGGCTTGATCACAGACGGAGCCAGTCCGCTCTTCAGCAGGTAGCCCTCTGCCATCTCAGCAGCCTTCGGCCCCAGAGCCTTTCCTGCGGCCTTAGCGCCCCTAGCTAGAGGCTTGGCTACAGGAAACGCCTGTAGCGCCCCCAAGCCCAATCCAAGACCCGTCGTCAGTCCGCTATCAGTCTCTTGCCCTTCGCGGACCATTGCGCCCGCTTCCTCGCCAACATAAGGAGAGAACGGGACAAACTCTTGCAGGCCAATACCAAACGGCAATACGCTCTCTTGCCCACCCAGCAAGCTCTGCGATACCGTCCTTGCACGGGGACCACCAACCTTGGGGGTGAGATACCCCTCAAGGCTTCGAGCGTGCCTCTGAGCCATTGAAGGAGCAGGCAGCGCCGTCATCGAGGCTTCAGGCTCAGAACGCCTGCGAAGCACCGTATCAGTCAGGCGCTCCTTCCCACCGATAGGAACATCCAGCACAGACGACCCAGGCGGAAACTCTGGCTCCTTCGGCCGCTTACCAGATGAAGGCATGACGCCGAATGCGGCACCACCCTTACCAGTAACACCTCGTCTGCGGGCAGCCTCAATAAGTGCCTGCCTGTCCTGCTCGGGTAATTCCATGCCTGCTCCTAACGTGCGGCGGCAATCTTAACCCCTGCCTATCTCTTTAAGCAAACGAGGGCCAGCCGTGTAATGCCAGCGCCAGGACTTGGTTACACCATCCTTCTTGCGGGTTCTCGTAATCCAGCCGTTCTGCTCTGCCTGTTGCAAAGTAGCCCGGATGTTGTTGTGATCCACATCCCACTTCAGCCCAATGTCCTGACTAGTTAACTCCTCATCAGGGTTGACTGCAAAGAACACACACAGCGGAGTAACTATGCTCAAGGTAAGGTCTCGTCAGATGAAGGGGCGGCAAGTCTATCAACGGCCACCAACTATTGACCTGATGTGCTCATACTCCTGCGGGCCAAGAGGCAACTCATCCACCCCTCGCCAATCAGTCATGTCCCAGTTGCCCTTGCCGTGGTTGCACTCATGGCAAAGGATCTGCAAGTTGTCTACATCAAGCGCCAACTGAGGGAATAGCTTCCTCGGTTTAATGTGGTCCACGTTCATCACCGCACCAGTCGCAGGCGAGGCGCCGCAACACATGCACACCGGACCATACTTCTTGAGAGCCATCATGCGGACCCGCCTCCACTCAAAAGAAGACAGGAACGCATCAGATGCAACAAACCTATCAGAGACAGAAGGGGCCTGGGCAACATACGCCACTCGACTTGCGCTTCGAGTTGCGCTTCGCTCTTGCCTGTTCTGCTTCTTGTCCTCCTTGATCTGCCGCACACGTTTTGCGTTGGCGCTGCAATAAGCCTTTAGCTGATCAATGTTGGCTTTAATGAAAGATCGCGAGGAGCCAGAATAATTAAGCTGCCCTGTAGCCTTCAATGCTTCACTGATCGCAAGATCGTAAATGCTGATATTGGAGGCCCACTTCTTGCCAGACAGATGAATAAGAATCCTTGCAACCCTTGCGATTGCCTGAGACTCTTTCTTCTTGCTTGCACTCATTCTCGCTCCTGTCTACTTGCTCTGTATTTCCTGAGGATTCCTTAGATCGGGGGCGGGGTTCTGACAAAACCCCCCCTACCCCCCAAGCAGAGAGGCAGAAGAGGCATCCAAGATTCCTTGAGTCGAGAGACGAGGACTTAGACAATCAAAGACCGGCGTTGCAGCCTCCCCTTGCGGGGCTCCTATCTGGTTCTTTGATTCACCCCACCAGCGCCGCGCATAGGTTGCATGGTCCCCTTTCGGGGGCGGCAATCGGAGCAGAAACGACAAAGCCCTTGCTACTGCCTCCGGTCGAAACCCCCTCGGGGCAGAGGGGGCGGAAGCATGAGCAAGGGCTCTTAAGTCGGTTTCGACGCCAACAGGGACAGTATAGGCACTGCGCCCTGCAGGTGTCAAGCGGTCAAATCATGTAGGGGCAATACTCAGTGAACAGTTGCTGCACACAGTTGCGCTGTGAGTCGCAGTACACGCCCAGCCAACGCACACCATTCATGGTGTTGACCATGTTGCATGACCTTAACGACATGAACGCCAGCGCAGGGCCAGACGCCAAGAGCGCCGCCAGGGTCACAGCCACATAGAACTTCTTCATCTCATTCTCCTTAACACGGTTGGTGATGTACCCATACTTCGTTGCCAGTTTCTGGGCACTTAAAGTCTAACCTAGGAAAGCACCAACACAAAGGGGACATCACATGCCCCTCTCCCAAGAAGTGCGTCCTGACAACAGGCTCACTCGGAATATGGGTTGGTTCTTCTTTGTCTGCCAGAGTCTGCATAGTCTTCTTCATCCCAGTCATCAGCGGGTGGCGGGTCAACCTCGAGCCAGCCAGCGTCCCTCAAGAACCGCAGGGCCTGCGTGGCAGAGTCAACAAAGTCATCGTGCGTTGTCTCAGGGAAGCTACAGATCTGGGACACGAACCCTTCCGCCCAGTCCCTGACGTAGCCCTTCCTCTGGGACGACTCAGGTATCCACACCCTGCCGCGGCTGATGATGTTGCTGACGATGTTCAGGCGCTGCAGCTTGTCAGCCTTGCCGGGGTTATAGGCTCTGACAGGCAGATGCGCTCTCTGCAGGTCTTGGATCAGAGAAATGCCTGCGGACTTGTCCTCGATGAGTATGAGATCCACGCGCTTCTTCTCTTTGCCTTCCCCGAAGATCGTCTCATACTCGTCGATAACCTTCGGCCGCAAGTCGGGATACTGCATCCTCTCCTGCCAGCAATCAATAAGCATCGCAGACATAGGCCCGTCAAGTGGCTTAAAGACTCCCCAGGTCGTACAGGCAGTAGGATCATTCTGAGTTTTCTCGCTGGTGGCGCAGTCGTAGGACTGGACGATGTACTCGAACTTCGGGAAGGGCTTGCCATCAGGCCACAGCTTGAACATGCTGCGCTGCACAATGCCGCCCTCTTCAGGGTCGATGATCTCAGCGTGGATCTCCTGCCTGCCGAGCTTCGTCCCCTCGTACTGCAGGATCTGCTTCTGGAACGAGGGCGCTAGGTTCGCCAGATTGGCGTAGGTGCTGGCAGTCGTCAGGGCCACATCGTCACCCTCCCTGCCTACCAGTTCCACGATCAGATCCTTCGGCCGCGGGGTGGTGGTGGCGACGATACGCGTCCTCGAGCCCAGGCGGACGGAGAACTGGATCTGGTCCCAGGCTTCTTGCAGGTACTCCCAGGCTGCAAGCTCATCCAGCCATGCCCCGTGGAACTGCGGCCCCCGAAAGCGCTCAGGCTCAGACGCAGGGATGCCCTTGATCAGACTGCCGTTGGTGAGCTTGAGTTCGTGATGTTGTTTGTTGTAGTCAGCGATCAGCGGGGCAGGGATGACGTTCAGAAGGCCGCTATCGCCCTCGAAGCAGGTGGCCTTGACGTCAGCACTGGTAGGCGCTCCAACGAGCCAGCGGGTCCCTGGCTCCGTCCAGGCCCACCAACCTACCTGCTCAGCGGCCGTCCGCGTCTTGCCTGCACCGCGTCCCGCTAGGAGCAGCCAGATCGTCCACCAGTCGCCTGGAGGTGGCATCTGGTGCTTGTGGGCCTTCTCGATCCAGTTAGCCCTCCAGAGGTACGCTAGACGCTTCTCAGGCGGTAGTGTCTTGAGAGCCTGCAGGACATCAGGCTGCTGGAAGGCTTCAGCTAGGCTCATGCGAACATATCTGTCTGCCGTGCCTGCTGCTCGATGTGGGCCTCGATGACCTTGCGGATCTTCTGCTCCCATTTGGCCGGGTACAGCGCGAAGCAGTGAGAGCCGGAGCCGGTAGTCTTAGGGCGGTTGTCCTTCGGAGGGTTCTCACCGAACTCCTGCTGATATGTATGGGCCATCTCGGACCCAACAGACCACGATGTCTTGTTATCTAGTGTCACGCCCATCAGGCGGGCAACTTGAGGAACTGTGATCCTGTTGTCCATCACTCACCCCTAGCATTCAGCATAGCGTCTGCCATGGAATAGTAGCGGGCTGCGGCCACATGAAGGTCGTCTTCCGCGTTTCCAGCCGCCCAATCACCCTGCATCGCCTTAGCTGCGAAGTAGTCGCGCAGGGTCATGCCGTGCTCTCCCTCAGCCAGATCGTAGTGCTGAGCCGGAAACGCTGGTCCACCGTCTTTCATCATTCCCCCGCAGTCTTACGAAGTTCAGCGTTAGTCACCAGAGCCTCCAGCAGCTTATCCGCCTTAATCTCTGCTTCAACCTTGATCGGGGACTCAGCATCCCCCGCAACAGCGATCCTGTCGCCGTAGCGTTTAGGGTTCCATTTAGCTAGCAGCTTCAGCGTGATCTCAGCCCGAGCCTTCACCAACTGCACATAGCCCGGATCAATCCGGCCGCCACCCTCAGTCAGCATGCGCTCAGGCTCGTCATACATCTCAGCGTAGGCCTTCTCAGCCATTGCATCCTGTCCAGCTTCCCGCGCCTGCGCGATCCGTTCAGAAAGCGTGGCGTCCAGCGACATCCACGAATACACCGACACCCAAGAGGGCATGTGATCGTCTCTGCATATCTGGCGCAGTGGTTCTCCATTGCTGAGTCTTTGGCAGATCTCTGCTGCAAGCTCTGGTGTGTACTTGGAGGGCCTTCCGATCTTCTTGGGAGTCTTTGGAAGCGCTGAAGCCACCTTGGCCTTGATCTCTGGCTTTGGTGGCTCCTGGGCTGTTTGAGGGGCATTGCGGGGCATGTTTGGCTCCGGTGTTTAAGCCGGAGTTTAGTTGATCATTCCATCCACTGCCTAATGACTTCTTTCTCAATCGCGTCCCACTGCTCTTCAGTGATATCGCGCTCTGCGGTCTTGCCGTTGAGCTTGACGATGAAAGCACCGTCTTCGTCGTACTCTACTGTACGCTTGGTGCCGTTCAGGGTGATGTCGAACTTGAGTTCGGTCACTTCGGGGGTTTCGGGCCTATCGGCGTCGAAGGAGGAGATGTATCCGTACAGCATCACACCCTCCAGTTGCTGCCGAGGACAAGCTTTCCGTCCTCACCGATCCATGCCTTCGCCCCATTGGGGGCAAAAGCCGTCGGAGCGCAGCAGTCACACTGCCGCTCTGCGTGTATCTCACGCAGCACATCTGCCCAGTCTGTGCCGAACAGGTTGTCTACCTGGGGACCAGCATGCTCGTCACGCCACACGATCATGATCCTTTTCATTTCTCTGTTCCTTCTCTGTTAACTGCTTGATTGCAGTGTCTGTAGTGTAATCGATTCTTAAGGTTGGCAGTCAATACCCCACTGTTACATGGGGTCTTGTTCGCTGCTTCTTAGAACGAGAAATCGTGGTACGCCCTGCGCTGGCCGATGAGGATGCCGCAGCCTTCTGACTTGACCCAGCGGCCTGTTGTCTCGTTCTTGCGGACCTGCACCCAGCCGTTGTCTTGGCGCTTGAAGACCTTGCGATAGCCCTTTACGTCAACCTTGTACTCGTACTCTTGGTCTTCGCTCATGCCGTTCTTGTCGATGCGCTTGCAGTGGTCTTCGCGCACCTCGATGTAGGTGGACTTACCCACGGTGAAGATGCGGAAGATGGTGCCTGCGCTGCGATCAGTCCAGTGCAGCAGAGTCACGCCCATGCCAACTACAGGCTCAGGGCTGGCTGTGCGGCTGTAGATGTGGTTGACGAGGCTGTTGGTTTGGGTTCCGATTTGCATGATTTGTTTTCCTTCGCTGTAGATCAAAACGAAAAAGACACCAGCTTGGTTTGATAGAGCTTCGCCGCCTTCTTGATGACTGCCTTGATTTGGTAGTCGCGGATAGGCGGGCAATAGCCATCCCTCACCACAGGAACCTCTGACATCCACTCATCGCCGCTGACAACAAACACTACGTTGCCAACATGCTCGACGTACCCGCGAACCGTCAACCGCATGGAGGCCTCGATCTCACGCCCAGCATCAATGGCCGCATCAGCCTGTCTAGTCTTCAGATTCAGATAGATGCCGATGGTGCATCCGCCTTCACCTTCAACGTCATGCATACGAAAGGCTTTGCGGCAGATGTCGTAGCCATAGTTCTTGATTGCGCGTTGGGTCTTGGTGCTGTACTTCATGATTCGCTCCTGTTTCACTGTTAACTGCTTCACTGCAGTGATGCTAGTGTAATCGAGTGTTTAAGAATGAGTCAACACCCCACTGTTCTGTGGGGTCTTTGCTCACGCCATCTCGACTACCTTGGGACGCTGGATCGAGGTCTGCGCCACACCTTGGTACATCTCATGATCCTTGATCGTGGCCTTGATGGTGTTGGTGTCACCCACTGCGCCCAGGTCAACCAAGCCCTTGTAGGTGATCACGTTCCCGTGCTGGTCACGGGCGATAGTGATGTAGTTGGTGCCATAGAACTGGCTCTGCAGGACGATGATGCGCTCAACAGTGATGGTCATCTCGACCTTGCTGCCAATCGAGCCTACAAAGGCGCTGGAGGCGTTCTTGGCACGCTTGGCTACCTCACCCTCAACCAGAGCAATCTGGCGCTCTGTAGGTGCCTTCATGCGGCCCATGAACTCTTTGCAGAACTGAGTCCAGAAGTCGCCAGTCAAAGTCTGCAACTTGGCGATGAAGTCAGCGTTGCCGGACAGGAATGCTTGCTGCTCTGCAGATGCGTTGCGGGCAGCTTCTTCGGCCGCTGCAGCAGCCTTGGCTGCACGATTGGCTTCCCTGGTGGCTGCAGCCTTGTTGACGCGGGCCAGTTCCACTTCAGTGAATAAGCGCTCCTTGCGCTCACCGCGGATACCAGTGTTGCCGCAGGTCCAGCAATCGAAGCCGGTGCGGCTGTAAGGCCTGCCGTTCTCGGTGCCCATCACCCACAGGCGCTGGCCGTTGATCACATGGCAACGATCACAAGTGACGTTGACGAATCGAACAGCCTTGCCGTTGTCGTCATAGCTGACGTTGCCGGTGAACTCTTTTCCTTCGCGGGTGAACAACATGATTCGCTTCCTTCTCTGTATCCTGCTTGATTGCAGTGACGCCAGTGTAAGCGATAGTTCAAGATGGTGTCTATAGGTTGACCTACTTTTTTGGTGGGTCAATGACCAGAGTCGCCTCACCTGCAACAGCCCACCTGTTGGTGGTGGGCTTAAAGACACACTCCGCCCAGTGATCTTTGTAGCGCTTGAAGTAGCGCTTCCTTCCTTCTGGGCAGGGTTGCTTGTTGATGTCCTCCGTCACTACAAGAATGCTCTTGCGGTCCTCGATGACGGTGCAGGGGGACTTGTCTCCCCAGGTCAGGATGACGCCTTTCATTTTATGAGTATCCGTATTTTCGTAATTGATAACTGTTATTTGCCATCAAGTGGGTATTCAATAACCACTACGCCCAAGCCGCTCTCTTGAAGAGCTTTCAAGTTTTTCTCTCCGTAAGCGACAAGACAAATCGGTGCGCCTGAATTAAAAGCGGCCCTAGAACCATCAACAAAATGAAAATGTGGGCGGCTCCTTAAAAACAGAACTCCATTTGCTCTACCCCAAACGGTCTCATAAAACATAGCCGTTTCTGTTCTGGCTGGTATTAACGCAATACCATTACCATGTTGCGCCATACGCCGCAGCCACTTCACGGCCTCTCTACCAAAAGGCGGGTTACACCAAACACGACCATCCCAGTGCTGCGTAAGCCCATCATCCTCGACAGTGTAGTGTTTAGTCGCCGTATCCCAAGGGCGATTAACAGGTGAACAAGGATCAAGGTCAAATATCCCAAGAACACTAACAATCTCCGGTGGCGTAAGCCACTCATCGTTTTTCATCTTAGCGCTTTGATGTGCTGAAAGTCCCATAATGTTTTGTATTAAGCAATTAAAAACTAATTAACAGATACATATGACCTATTTGAGCCTCTCTGCGTAGTGCCAGATGCTAGGGACTTGTGCGGGCTTTTTCTTTACAGGCCGCAATGACCTTCTGCTGCATGTCAGTCATACTTGCCGCTACCCCAGATGCCTGGGCGGAAGTTATGGCAGAAGACGATTGGATCCCCGTGGCCCTCTACGACTTTTGAGGAGCCCGTAGGAATCCACGAAGGCGCGTCGATGATGTCTTCTGCTGCAAAGTCAGCGCCGAAGCCCGGCTTGCGGTCAAGTCCTGCAACCCATTCGTTGCCGGTGCGGTGTGTCGTGGTCATTTAGAAAAGTCCTTCGGGTAGTTCTTTGATCGGGGTGGGTTTGGGGTAACTCGGGGTCGGTTTGGGGTAGGGCTTCACGCCGGGCGGCATGACTGGGTAGTCAAGCAGCCTCGGCGGGAAGGGCCAAGGCTGTTGCTTCACAGTGCGCTGGTCTTGATGCTGTAGACCGCAGAGGTCTTGGTATGACGGGCAATCATGTCAGCAGGGATAGCCATCTCTGCTGCGATAGCCTTCCAGTCAACGGTGGAACGATTGGACTCGCTGTAGGTGGCCTTGTAGCTGGCACCCTCGAAGGATTTCTGGCCGGACAGGCTGGCAGCGTCCTTGAGTTCGTCCTTGATCTTGTCGGCTTGCTTGGTCAACTCAGCGATCTGAGCCATCAGGGAACCGAGGGTGTCGATGGCAACACACTGCTCGACGTCAGCGAAGAACTTGGCTTGTGCCGGGGTGAGAGATGCATTCATGATTCGCTTCCTTGTTACAACCTGCGTATTGCAGTGATGCTAGTGTAAGCG